GCCCGGTGCCAGAACCACGCCGCCGACATCGCGGCGTGCTGCGGCAGCTCGAGCAGTTCGGGGTGGTTGACCAGGTCCAGGCCAAGCGCTTCGCCGCACGCCTCGTAGTTGGCCCGGCCGGTGATCTGGATCAAGCCCCGCCCACGATAGAACTGGCCGTCGCCATCAGCCTCGGGCGTATTGCCCAGGCGCTCGGCCAGCTTGCCGGTGTCGTACTTCGACAGGTAGGCGCTGCCGCCCAGCTCGCGGACGTAACGCAACTGTCCCGACTCGTGGCCCACCTGGGCAATGAACGCCGCGATGCGCAGCCTCGTGACGATCTGGTACTTGCTCATTGCTGTGTTCAGGACGGGTGCAAAAACGCCGGCTTTCTGGCCGGCGCTCGGGAGTATCTGCAGCAGCTGCTGCGCGGTGATCGGCATTTGGGTTTCTCCAAGCAAAAAAATACCCGCTCATTGGCGGGGTGCGTGTGATGCTGTGCAGGTGTTACGCGGTGGCAGGTTCTGGTGCCGGCTGAATCGATGCCTTAAGCGCGGCCAGTTCGGCGCGTAGCTCTTTGACGGCACCCATCAGATCGGTAATCAGTGCCATCGGGTCGAGCTGCTGGATACGCGGGTTGCCGTTTTCATCAACGCCGTCCTTCTCGCCCGATGCCGCCAGCGGGTTCACTTCTTTGGCTTCATGGGCGATCAGGCCCTGATAAACGTCACTGCCTCCTTTAAAGACGTCTCCAAAGTTCTTGCGCTGGTAGGTAACAATTCGGTACGCGTCGATACGATCCAGAAAAGACGGTGCGGAAAATTCTTTTATGTACTTCTTGAGGCGGTAATCCGATTGGAAGAGCGTCATTGAGCCGATGTAGGTCGCGTCGATATAGACGTCCACATATGAGCCGGTCCAATTGAAATTATACACTGTGCCTTGTCTGGCTCCGTTTAACCCTGTCCTGCAAAAGAATCCGTTAGAGGCGAATTTACCTTGCAGGCCCAGCACCCCTGCCGCATCGTTCATCAAGCGCACATCGTAGTCGGCAGTAGTACTATTGAAATGAAAGTCCAGGTATGGAGTAGCGCCTATAAGCTCCGCAGAACCCAAAGTAACGCTCTGCCCCGCCACAAAACCTAATGCTGTTCTTGCTTCTGCTGCTGTAGTCCCGCCTGTCCCGCCCTTTGCGATAGGCACCACATTCTCTATGGCGGCAGTCCCGAGCCCTAAATTCGTGCGGGCACCAGCAGCAGTGGTTGAGCTCGTTCCGCCCGATGAAATCGCAATGGGGCTTACAGTTACACTCAGTTGAGCAACAGAAAGAACACCGCCATAGGAATAAGTCATCACCGGCCCGGCTGCCGTGTTGTCTGCATTCACGGACCACCATGCATGCCCGCCGAGCCCCCCGCCACGGTTGCAAATGTAGTTCGCCCCGCCGTCGCCGTTACCGTTCCAGCCCATGTACAGGCCTTGCACGTTGTAACCGACCGGGGCACCTCGAAAGCCGACGCTTTTGATCAGGGCGTCGTACGCGCCCCCCTTCATGCCGAGACTTGTAAGCGCTGAAACGCTATCGGTAGCGCCAGTCCCACCCTTGGCCACCGGCAGGATGTCATAGTTACCGGTCGTGCCCAGCGCGGCCAGCTTTTCGCCGTACTGTAAAACCAAAGCGCGCAGCCGGTCGGCAGATTCCTTGACGTAGCCCTGCAGCGGAGCCAGCGCATACCCGCCAGCGCCGTTGGTAGCGCCCTGATAGTTTGGCGATATCGACATGGCCGTATCACTGGCGATGTTCGTCACCTCGTACCAGCCGCCATCCGGGCCACGAAAGCCATCGCCGACACGGCTGTTTGCAATGAATGCCGTACCACTGCCAATAACGGCGTTTGAATTTTGGGTAACGGAAACCGTCCCGGTTTTATACCAAGGCATATTTCTTACTCACTAAATGGGCTTCTTAGACATTCATTTTTGCGAAGACTGCCGGCAAAAAGAATGCTGTTGGGTTGGAGGCTGCAATGGTGATTGCATAAAGCTTGCTGTTCGGGAAATCCCACCAGCAGTAGAGAGCCCTTGATATGGCGCTACCTGAGTTCATCCCCATGCCAAACGAGTTGATAAGCAAGTACTCGTTTGCTGGAAAGTTGAAAGCGACCGAGTAGTAACAGCGGACAAGATTTTGCGCAGTGTAGTCAAACTTCTCGTACGTCCAATTCTGAAACGATCTGGTGAAATTCGCGCTTGCGGTTCCCGAATCAAACAGCAGATTTGTAGCGCCATCCCAGAGCCGCATCCCGAAGTCGGCAACGGGCTGGGCCGCGAACTGTGCAACGAAGTACCGGCCGTTTGGTTGCGCAGTGTTCACGTCATAGGCCCGAACATAGAAGCCAGTCCAATTTCCAGCCGATCCAACCAGGCGCATGAGACATAGACCTGCAATCGCATTAACGGTGTCCGGTCGCACGAAAACCAAAGGCGGCTCTTGCGAGGTAACTGGCCTAGGAAAATAAGTGGTCGAGCCAAGCCCGCTTTCCTCGGTGGGCTGATAGCGCCCCGAAGCAATCACCATCAGGCGCGCATATTGCGAATCGAGAACGACCACATTGCTGTTGTTGGAAAACTCAAGGCCGTATGTATCCGCCATTATGAAAACCTCATAACGATCAGCCGCATAGTCCCTGAGGAAACCGTGCTTGAGCCATAAGTTCTGGTGTGGTTGTAGACTCGAGCAATCCCGTCAACCAGTTCCGTTTCGTGCTGCCGTTGATTGTTGTCATAAGCACCAGAGGGAATAACAATTGCCACACCATTACCCGGCCCCACTCCCGGCACAGCGAAGTCCTGACTGGTCTTTGCCGCGCCAGAGAACGTAACGAGTGTCGACAGTACAACCCGAATCGTAAATGACGTTTCATCCAACTGGAGCGCGCTGTCGGCGCCCCATACCATCATTCCGTTGCTCATTCACTGAGATCTCCGAGTTGCACGCGCTTGACGTTGTTGGCGTCGTAGACGCGGACTGATCGGTTTGTAATCACCAATCGGCCACCGCCGGCGACCACACCGTTTATTTCGAGCGTGCCGTTTTTGTTGAGAATCCAGCCGCTCTGCCCGGCCAGGTAATTGGTCGAACTGATGTAACTCCCAATCTTGGCGTTGGTGATCGTGCCGTCCTGGATGAACGTCGGACCAAGGAACAACTGCCCGTTTTGGGCAACGAACGGTGTCGATATCGCGCCGCCCGCCAACGTGTTGACCAGCGCAAACCGGTCAGCCGACATGAGAATCTGGCTTTGAAGAACACCGCCAACATTCTCAATCCCTGCGCCGATCCCGGCCATGACGTACTGACCGTTGGAGTTGACCTGCAATTTGACGGTATACATCGCCGTCAGCTTGCCGTCCGTAGTCGCCTGCGCAGAACTGACTGTCTGAACCGCCGCGCTCGCGTTGTTGGCAGTTACTTGGACGGTGTCCACGCGCTTGCTTATCGCCGTGTCACCGTCCGCGCGGGCAGTTGCTTCGGTCTGAATGGCAGACTGGTTGGTGCCAACCGCGGCGTTCAGCGTAGAAATCTGCTGAGCCGTGGCCTGCCGGTCCGTGTTTGCGGTCGACTCAATCGTCGTGATCTTCGATTCGCTCGTACCTACGCGAGAATCGATTGCCGTGATTCGCTGGGCGGTTGCCTCGCGGTCGGTGGCAGTCGTCGTTTCGACTGTAGTGATTCGTGCCTCATTGGTGCCAACACGCGCCTGCAGAGTCGTGGTGCGCTGAGCCTGGGCAAAATCCTCTTCCGCCCTGATCTTCACTTCCTGTGCTGCGCTGGCGGTGCTGTCCCACCCTCTAAGCGCATCAAGCAGATCGCCTTCCCCGCTGTCGGCCCGGTACTGCGCCTGCACAGCTTGGAGTTGGCTGGCGGTCGCAGAGGTCTTGCCGTCAACCGTGGTGATGTCAGTGGTGTTCTTCGTTACCTGAGCGGCAAGAGCATTTGCAGTGCGGATCGACTGGCCTGTGTTCACCCAGTACGTCGGGTTCGGCGGGCCGTTCGATCCATTGGCAGCCGCTGGCACCGCCGCGATGGCCGTCCAGAGGTTGTCACCAACGCGCACGGTGTTATCCCGCACGTAGGCATCAGTCGGCACGTAGACCAGCGCGTCGGTGATTTCGCCTATCTCGTCCTTGAGTTCTGCCAGGCGCTCATTCACAGAGCCAGGCCCGCTGCCGTCAATAAGGTCGATGCGGTCCAGTAAGTCCTTGGCCAGCTCCGTTTCCGAAATCTGGTCGGCGATCATTTCAAGAATTGCCCCAGCATCACTGCTGGCCTGCCCCATCACGCCAACGCCAGTCGGATACCACGGCCCCACGTTGCCGGTCCGGTCCACCAGGCGCGCCCAGAAGAAGAACGTCACACCCGCCAGCAGGCCCTGCATAACGTGTTCCGATTGCGGGTAGGCCAGGTCGCTCAGCTTGGTGGCCTTGGCCAGGTCAGTAGTCGGCCCGTACCAGATTTCAGTGCGCTGCGTGTCCTCTGCGCCTGGCGGGAAAGTCCATTTCAGCTTGATGCCGAAGATCAGCGAAGCGGCGGTCAGCGAGGTGACAGCCGGTGGCAAGCTGGTCTTGCCCTGCAAGTTCGTCAGCAGCGACGTGACCGGCAGAGACGAGACGTTCAGGGCGCTGACAGCGCGCACCCTGGCCATGTACTGGCCGGAGTAGATGCCGGGCACGTCAACCGACTGTTCACCGGTACGCGGCACCTTGACCCATTCACGCGAGCCCCAACGCCATTCCACGTCATACGCAACCGCACCAGGCGCAGCATCCCAACTGATGGTCATGTTTGTGACGGCGATACCCTGCTCGATTACAACGTGCTGGGTCACGAACACTGCGCCCGGCGCAGCCTGCACGCCCACCGGTATCCCGCTGATCGGCCGGATATCCACCACGGCACCGAAGTCGATGGCGTCAAACTTGCTCGGCTCGTGCTGGATGCACTCGAGCTGGTACTGGTGCCATTCCGGGCGCGTGATGTTGCGCACCAGAAACTGCATGGTTTTCAGATCGTCGTATTCGAGAATCCAGCCGCATTCGGCTTCCGGCACCTCGCTAAAGCTGGCCGCGAGGGTGACGCGACGCCCATCCAGCGCGCTGATCACCCGCGCCTCGGTCTTGCCGCTGGGCAGGTTCACGCGAAGCTTGGCACCGGTCGAAAGATCGATGTCCCGGTCAACGGTGATCACCCGCCCCGCAACGGCGCTGATTCGCCCGCCGTTCGCACGGCCGGCCAGCATCGGGTCGGCCACGGCGATGACCTGACCTGTTTTCGGAATACCGCCATCGAGGCCAACACGGAAGGTCGCGGGCCTTGTCTGCGTCTGTTCGGTGAGCAGCGCGTACTGGCCAGCGCGCTGCGCCTGCCCAAGTGAAGTGCAGCCGTAGGCGTCCACCGACAGTTCGTTGACCGAGCCAGACTCAGCCATCGCCACGTCATCAAAGACGGGCTCTTTATCGGTCGCAAAACTTTGATCCGGGTTATCCCACGTCACCATCGCCAGGTTGTGACGGTCGCGCGCCCGCGTGCCCGAATACTGGATCTCCCCGTTGTTCAGGATCTGCGACGGGTTGTAGGTGTAGACCGGGTCGCCGGGCATGTCGGCGGTGAACGTGATCTGGCTGCCATCCCAGGTGCTCATGCCGTGGTAGATCGCCGACAAGTCCTGCAGCACGGCGTAGGCATCCGCCTGCTTTTGCAGGTAGATGTTGCAGGTATACCGAGGGTGCACACCGCCCATGCCGTTCGGCACCATCTGGTCGCAATACTGCGCGATGCGGTACAGGTTCCAGCGGTCCACCATCGTGGCGTCGATCCGGTGCCCGAGGCCGTAATACGGGTTCAGCGCCAGGTCGTAGCACACCCAGGCTGGGTTGTTCGTGTAAGCCTCTTTGAACGTACCGTCCCAAATGCCGTTGCTGGTGCCTGCGCCAGACGTGGCATAGGTCCGCGTCTCCGGGTCGTAGTTGG